CCCGCTCTCATACACACATCCACCACAATATCCTCTAAGTTTGGATCTGTGTCAGTACTTAGTAAATGAAAAGTGGTAACACCCACCGATATAGGGTACTCCAATAGGTAGCTTTTAACACTAGAGACAACCTGAGACGCCGTATTGTCTAGCAGCAACTTACCCATGTCTTTACATTTAACGCTCATCACGGCTTCGTCAGGCTTAACTGACATCTCTATAGTATCTATAAGCCCTGTAAAAACTGTAACTAGGGTAGATCCATAGCCCATATAAACTCTTATTTTCTTGTTGGGTACTATTACCCCATACCACGAATTGGAGGGTTTATTGTGAGTTGAATCACTTCTGTGGGGGTTAAAGTAACCAAAATCAGTTGGATCACTGGGATTAACATTAGCTAGAGTGAAGCTGCAAGTTTGGGAGAAAGCGCTGTCCTGTTTAGATATTTGAACGTCCATTATCTGTGGTATAACATGCTCATAGTCTACGCCAAGTATTGTTTCCACCCAAACAACTTTACAGCTGGGCGCATCCTCACCGACTAGGCATCTACTATTTAGTTTAGTTCTAAGACTGTCGGATATTGTTCTCATAGCACCCTCCTTACTTTTTGGTGAACTCCATAGTGTACTGGACTCTTTCTTCTGCTATAGAATACGTCTGTTCTAGTGCTGTAATAACCCATGTAATACTAGAAACGATTACCTCTGTTGTGCCAATGTATAAAGATAGGTACACGGTGTTATTATTTTCGTATAAATCCTCTATACTACCCATTTCAGAAAGTGTGCAGTACCCCGCAAGCTTTACCCGCTTTCTACGATACCCCGCTCCTATTAACACAGTATTTTCAGCAGTTAGATTCGTAGGATCAGAGATTATATCCTTTTCTTGGGTCATTGTAGCGGGGTTCTGTACTTTAAATTCTGTTATATTTAGTGTGTACTCCTGAACTCCAGGAGTTACAATAAGTTTATTAGACATACAGTACCTCCTACTTAAATGTATTTATTGGAGAGGGGTTCTGTGAGTATCTTCCTCTGTTAGCATTTATTTCAGTTCCTATTATCTTAGCCACTTCAAGAGTTTGTTTCTGTCCATCTGCTCCCTTTACATCAATAGAGCCCTTATGTTCATGGTTAACTACTATAGCTCCTTGCATCTGTCCTATTGCCGAAGCGTTTGATAGGTTTCCAAGTATCTTTTCTCTTGTGGAATTATCCGCTTTAACCAGTCCAGCAGTTATACCAGCGCCCTTTATACCCATACCCCTCAATTCATCAAGCACACCAGCGGACACCCCTAGTTGTTCTAACTTTATGAGGTTACTAGCCCAGCCTTTCAAGGTTTCAAATATCTTATTAGTTCTGTTTAAAAGCTTTTGTGGAGAAAACTTTTCATAGGTTACTTTTTCAAAGGCATCTCCAAACTTAAATATGGCTTCTGTCGCTTTCTTAAAGCTATCTATTACATCCTTCATACCGTCTGCAATAGACTTTATGCCTTTTGTTCCACCCGCTCCATCTTTAGTTGAGTTCATTAAGCCACTAGCAAGACCACTTTTATCATAGTTTTTAGCCCCTGCCTGAGGTTTAGAATTAACGGCTTTTAAGAAGTTGTCAACCCCAGCAAGATCGGGAGCTGTAAATAGGCTGGATAAAGTTTGGTTAACTGCTTCCATATCAGGTATCATTTGCGCATTCATGGCTCCCATACCCTTACTCCAAACATCTTTTATCTCACCCATCTGCTTATTAAGATTATTTTTAGCTTCACCAGCAAGTTGGAAGCCTCCATTATCCTTACCAAAAGCGTCTTTAATACCCTTAATAGAAGAACCAAAAGATTTGTATTCTGTGGTTGTACCTAGCAGCGCATTTTTTACACCTATGGCAACATTATTAAATCCATCCACTATAAGTTTTAAGGAATCGTCTATAGCCCTTCCTACTCCTTCTATAACGCCTAGTATGGAATACATTATACCATAAAAAGAGTTAATCATTAGGACACCCAGACCACCCAATAAAGCCCCCATAGAAAGAATACCAGCTGCTATCATTTCCATACCCACTTTAAATCCTTCTACGAGGGTTTTAAATATTAGGAACATATTTCTAAGTACTAATACCACAAAGGATAAAGACTTAGCTAGGTTTCCAACTCCCTGAGTGGCTGAGTCTATGTTTGTACTTATATCACCCATTTCACTAGTGAATCCTAGCACTGCCAGTATCGTTTTTCCAAGCTGTTCAAAAGCTGGTACGACGTTAGTTATTATGTCATCCTTGAGACGCTGTAGGTTCGTGTCACTGCCTATTACATCTAAAAAGTTAATAAGTGTACCCATCATGTTTTTTAAGTTGTCTGTGAGCTGCTTAGTGACCAAACCCAAGGTTGACTCAATTTTATCTTGTAGTGTGGACAACATACCGTTGAAGGTTTTGCCTTGCTTTTCCATCATACCAAAGAACTGACCACCCTCTGAAGTAGCTGTTATCATGGCTTTTATAACCTGATCAACACCTATTTTTCCGCCCTCCATATCCTTACGAAGCTCTCCCATTGTCTTTCCGGACTGCTTTGCAATTACCGATAGAGGGTTAAACCCCGCATTTATGAGTTGAAGTAGGTCTCCTCCCTGTAGTTTACCATTAGCAAATATCTGTCCAAAGGCTAAACTCATGGATTGAAACTTTGCTACATTACCCTGAGACAAGTCTCCAAGCATTGATGTCATACCCATTATCTTTTCTAATGGTACAGAGTAACCTAGAAGAACATTAGCCCCCGCAGCTAGATCCTTAGTTTGAAAAGGTGTAACATTTCCAAAGGCTTGCAGCTCTTTTAGTAAGGCAGTACCCTTTTCAGCGCTACCAGTAAGAACCTCAAAGCTAGTACTGAGCTGTTCTATCTGTCTATTGTAGTTAACCCCCATCACTATGGCGCTCTCCATGGTGTCTGCTAACTTCTTAAATAACTCCGTTATGTAGTTACCAAGGGATACCGATAAAGCGTTTTTCAACATACCGCCTATACTGGCTCCAAAATTCTGTAGCATTGCTGTCGCTTGACTTATTCCAGAAGAAACACCAGATGTATTGACATTAAGGTTAACATTTAAGTTTCCGACTGAACCTCCAGCAGCCATATAATCGCCTCCTTATTCTGGTACTTTTAATCCCTGCGCTCTAGCTATATCAAATAGCTCATCATCAGTGCGTTTTCTAGGCTTCGGCAGCTTTTCCGCTGTATCATAAGGTATTTCCAGTTTGTCTAAATCTGGTAGCTTTTCAGCCCATACAAAAGCGGATATATAGTATGCCTGACGCAGTATAGCATTTTCTTGATCTATTAGCTTTCGCTTCTTATGTTTGATATAACACCCTAGTTCATAAGGTGTTATATCATAATAAGTGTCTATGTCTATACCTAGCTCAATAACTGCTAGTTCAAACATAAGCCCCCAGTCTATTTCCCCGTCCAGCTCTGGGGTGTTATCTGTGCTAGACGTTATTTGTTTTTTAACTTTTGAGGTCCAAAGGCTAGATCAAAGGCGTAGGACATCTTTTCAGCAATTTCCTCTATAGAAGAATAGGTGTCAATAAGGTCTCCAACTACTTCTGGGGTAAGTTCTTTGTCTTCATGCAATAACCCAGCATGTATGATGTCACGTAGTTGTTTGAAGGACATCTTTTCTAAGTCAAACTCTGTTATTTTACACCCCAAAGATTCCTCCAATGTGATAATTGCATTTATTCCATATCTTAGTGTACGCTGTTTATCCAACTTTACGGACACGCCTTTCTTTCCCATTATAGCAGCCATATCAATTCCTCCTATAGATTAATTTACTAATCAGCCCTGTAAAATAGCTCCGTGTTACCTGTAAACTCACAGTTTTCTTTTATAAGTGCGTCAAATGCCATATCTATCCCATTCTTGGACATAAACCCATAACCCTCATAACGGGCTCTAGAAGTTGTGTTCAAGAAAAATACCAGTATAAGTTCTGATCCCAGCATACCCGAAATAGTTTCATCAAGCCAAAATCTATCCGCTGTAGCTGTCCAATTTAGAGTAGTAGGTAAACTTTGTTTCCAAGTATCTCCGAATGTAGTTGCATCTACCATCTTACAAGACATACTAACTTTGAAGTTAAAGAAACCACCAACTTGAGCAGTAGCAAAGTAATAAGCAGATACAGTAACAACTTTTGGAGCTGTTAGAGCTACATCAAATATAATTGTACCAAGCTCTACGATATATTGGTCTGATGAAACCAAGACGTCATCCACATATACGGTTATGGCTCTAGATTTATCTAGATACCGCCTAGCTACCGTGGATATAGTGTACTTAGTATAATCAGCGTTGGCAGTTGTAGCGGTCTTTGTCATAGATGTACCAGCACCCGTCAACATGTATATAGCTCCTGTTAATCCTGTTAACATTGCGGCAACCCCCTTTCTACGGGATTAAAATAAAACGAGGGCAGGGCGAACCATACCCTCAGGAGGAACGTATTAAGTATAAGTTACAGCGCCTGAACCCGTAAATTCAAAGGTTACTGTAACAATGCCATCAACGGCATCAGAAGTGTCCATTTTGCTAATGTATGCTGTCCCGCTGTAGTAATGAGCAGCAGAAACATACAGTTTAAGAGTGATTGAAGTACCAGCTAAGAACGCTGTCTGTAGGGAAGTCTGTCCATTGGTGTCTGTATCAGCAGCCCATTGTCCTTCAGAGTTTGCTGTCCATGCTCCAAGCCCTGTTATTTTGGTTTCCCAAGTACCTCCAAAAGCACTTGTATCAATCATTGCTTTGCTTGCATTAAGTTTCCAGTTTTTTATGCTGGCAACATCAGCAGCCCCGATAACAATCTTTCCTACCATACCCTGTAAAGCCATGATATTCACCTATCCTTTCTATATTAAAATTATCTTAAAGTTTACTGTAAACTCAGCCCGATTATTACTATCCCTGCCTATGCTTAGAATGTCCGTGGTTGCGTGTATTGCATAACCAACACCCGAATACCCGCTTAAGAGTTTAAGTATGGTCTCAGTCCTTGTAAACCCCGCTGAGAAGCTTTTATCCCTGACCCTAACTTGTATAGTTGGGTATCGTACTACAGGGTCAGCAGCACCAAAGGCATGACCGGACACGCGCTGGGAGCCGCCGGCGGAATTGAAACCGTAGCCTGCGCCATGGCTTTGAAAAATGGCATCATTCCCCCTACAATCAACCTTGAAAACCCCGAT